AAGAAAGCAGGGTCTATATACTACACTAACAAAGCAGGTAAAAAAATGCTTGCTGTTACAAAAGAAGATTTAGATTCTTGGAAGAAAAAGAACAAAGGTAACTATAAAGGTTCTGCTTTGACAGCTTGGGCTAACGCCAAGGGTAAAGACATTAAACCTTCTACTCTTAAAAAATCTCCTTTTCCAAAAACAAGACCTTCAAGTGGTAGTGTAAAAATTGAGGTTCTTATAGGATCTAAAACAAAGTCTGATGTTGAGGATAAAATAGAAAAGGGAAAAAACCCTATGAAATTTAAAGATGCTGCTAAAAAGAAAAAGGCTACAGCGAATAAAAAAGGAAAGCCTATGAATCTTTCTGGTAACTCTAAAGGTGGTATGGCTAAAAGGAAAGCTAAGAAATGAAACTAGAAGGTAATAGAATAGTATCAGATGATAACAAAGTAATTGCTGAAAAAGAAAGAGGGTACGGTGACTGGATATCCAGAGATGATTCTGTTTCTATATCTGACATACTAGACTTTGTTAACGGTTCTGTTGCAGAAGAAGTAGAGGAAACAGAGATGGTTCGTGCTCGTAACGAAAAGGGTCACTACATAGCTGATGATCCTGATACCCCAGAGAATGAAGCCTGGACAACTAAAGTAGTAAATAAGTTTCTAGGTAGGAAGTGACTATCGGGGTTGCATAAATGTCACTAGTATGATATAACTACTTGAATATAACTATCCTCACCCAGTTAGGGCTAACACAAACAGAGGATAGAAAATGTTTAAAAGATTATTCAACAAAATTGTAGAAGCAAGAACAGAGTCAGCTAGACGTAAGATTGCACGTATGCAACTTAGCAGAATGACTGACAGAGAACTACGAGACTTAGGTATTGGCAGATGTGATATAGAAAGGGCTATACTATCAGGTAAGGCTCTTTGAAGAACGCAATAAGTTCTTTAATGATACTAGGAGTACTTTGGGAGGAGGCTCGTGGACCCAGTAACAATAATCGGTGGAGCTACCGTAGCGTTCAATGCTTTGAAGAAAGGTTTCCAATTCGGAAAAGATCTTCAAGAAATGGGTGGGCAACTAAATCAGTGGGCTAGCAGCATGAGCGACCTATCCTACTTAGAGCAGAAAAATAAAAACCCTCCTTGGTGGAAATCACTGGGGGGTTCTGTTGAAGCAGAAGCTTTAGAGATATTTACAGCTAAAAAGAAAGCTCAAGCTATGCGACAGGAGTTAAAAGACTGGATCAGTTTTACCTATGGCCCATCTGTTTGGGATGAACTGGTAGCAACCGAAGGTAGAATACGTAAACAAAAGAAAGAGCAAGAGTACCGTAAAGCAGAGATACAAGAAGCTATAATTACTTGGGGTATCTCAGGTGTTCTTCTTTCAGTAGGTGCAGGTACTCTAGGTTTTATAATTTATATGGTGGCATAATGGCAAGAAACTTAACGGATAAACAACAGAGGTTCCTTGAAGTTCTTTTTGAAGAAGCAAAAGGAGATCCTGTACAAGCTAAAAAACTAGCAGGTTACGCTGATAGTGTAGCCTCTACATCTATTGTTAACACACTGACAGATGAAATAGCAGATGTTACAAAGAAGTTTATAGCACAGTCTTCAACCAAAGCAGCTTACACAATGTTTTCAGTTATGGCAGATCCTACAGATCTGGGTGTAAAAGAAAAGATGTTAGCAGCTAAAGATATTCTAGATCGTGCAGGATTTGTAAAAACAGACAGGGTAGAAGTAAAGACATCAGAGCCTTTATTTATTTTACCTGCGAAAGAAGATGAGTAAAAGAGCTACAACAGCAGACCACCCAACCAAGGTTGACTGGCAGATACCACTCAGGGGAGAACTAGGAGAATGGTATCCTGTCATAAGAGTAGGAAGACACGTACCTTTTGGTTACAAACAAGATGAAACAGATCCAGACTTACTGTTACCTATCCCTGAAGAGTTAGAATTACTAGAAAAAGCTAAACTATTTCTTCAAGAATACAGCACTAGGAAAGTAGCAGTCTGGTTATCTAAACAATCTGGTAGAGAAATATCACATGTAGGGTTATACAAACGTGTCAGAATGGAAGAAAAAAGGCGTAGAGCTTCCTCGAACTATAAGCAGTATGCCAAAAAGTACAAAGAAGCGGCAAGGAAAAGCCAGAAGATCGAAGAGAAAAGACTTGGTGGAAAAAACACCAGAAGTCTTGACACAGATGAGGGATACATCGAACTCGAAAGAGGGGAGTGTTGCCCCTTCTGTGGACAAACAAGAGGTGATATTTGAACCTAACCCAGGACCACAAACTAAGTTTCTAGCATCTACTGAACAGGAAGTACTATATGGAGGAGCAGCAGGTGGTGGCAAGTCGTATTCGATGGTGGCTGATCCAGTTAGATACTTTACGAATCCACATTCACGAATGCTACTTGTTCGTAGGAGCACAGAAGAGTTACGAGAACTTATTTCTGTAAGTAAGCAGCTTTACCCAAAGGCTGTACCAGGAATAAAGTTTATGGAAAGAGATAAGACTTGGGTAGCACCTAACGGTGCAACACTCTGGATGTCGTACCTTGATCGTGATGATGACGTTATGAGATACCAGGGTCAAGCATTTAACTGGATTGGCTTTGACGAATTAACTCAGTGGCCCTCTAGTTACGCTTGGTCTTACATGCGTTCAAGGCTACGTACAACAAAAGCTAGTGGACTACCTCTTTACATGAGAGCTACAAGTAACCCTGGAGGTCCAGGTCATCAGTGGGTACGTAAACACTTTATAGAACCCAGTCCTCCAGGAAATTCTTTCTGGGCAACAGACGAAAACGGTGAAGTAATTCAATGGCCTAAAGGTCACTCAAGAGAGGGTGAACCTCTATTTAAAAGAAAGTTTATACCTGCCACCCTGTTTGATAATCCCTACCTATCTGAGGATGGGATGTACGAAGCAAACCTTTTATCCCTACCTGAACATCAAAGAAGACAACTACTTGAGGGTGACTGGGACATAAATGAGGGTTCGGCATTTCCAGAGTTCAACAGGAAGATACACGTAGTTGACCCCTACGATATACCTTCTAACTGGACTCGTTTTAGAGCCTGTGACTACGGATACGGATCTCACACAGGCGTTGTATGGATAGCAATAGTTCCAGGGTCTGAGCAGCTAATTGTCTACAGGGAGTTGTACGTTTCTAAGGTTATAGCGACTGACTTGGCTGACATGATCCTGGAATTAGAAGAAGGAGAGCAAATAAGATACGGAGTTTTAGACTCCTCTCTTTGGCACAAAAGAGGTGATACTGGTCCTAGCCTAGCAGAGCAGATGATCATGAAAGGATGCAGATGGCGTCCTGCAGACAGATCAAAAGGTTCTCGTGTAGCAGGTAAAAACGAGCTACACAGAAGATTACAAGTAGATGAGTTTACAGAGGAACCCAGGCTTGTTTTATTTAATAGCTGCACAAATACTATCTCTCAACTACCGTCTATACCTTTAGATAAAAAGAACCCTGAAGACGTAGACACAAACTCAGAAGATCACCTGTACGATGCTTTGCGGTACGGTGTGATGACTAGACCCAGAAGTAACTTATTTGATTTCAACCCAGACTCTCAACGATCAGGCTTTCAAGCATCAGATCCCACATTTGGATATTAAGGACTAACTCATGGAAGAAGATGACATCTTTGAATCAGACGAACTTTACATGGACGAAGAAGAGTCCTCCTTTGTAGAGGATAAAGACGATGCTGATAACAGTAGAGATGAAAAAGTAGGGACTGTTGTAGGTCTTGTTGAAGGTAAATTCTACAAGGCTGAAAAGGCTAGATACACTGATGAGCTACGATGGATTAGAGCCTATCAAAACTATCGTGGTGTTTACGGATCAGACGTACAGTTTACATCTACAGAGAAATCTAAAGTATTTGTAAAGGTAACGAAAACCAAGGTTCTTGCAGCCTATGGTCAAATTGTAGATGTACTCTTTGGTTCTAACAAATTTCCTATCTCTATTAATCCTACCGTTTTACCAGAGGGTATTACAGACACTGTAAACTTTGAAACAGATCTTAATGTCCGTAACGCTAAAGAAACAACCAACAACATAGAACAGGATGATACAAAGTTACAACCTGGTGAAACTATTATTGATTTACGAGAAAGACTTGGAGCAATCCGTAATAAACTAGAACCTGTACAAGATATTATTGAAGAAGGTCCAGGAACAACTCCAAGTAAAGTTACATTTCATCCTGCTATGATTGCAGCTAAAAAGATGGAAAAGAAAATACATGACCAACTAGAAGAGTCTAATGCTAGGAAGCAGTTACGCATAGCAGCATTTGAGACAGCCTTGTTTGGTACAGGTATTATGAAGGGTCCGTTTGCATATGACAAAGAGTACCCTTCTTGGTCAGAAGATGGTGAGTACACTCCTACAGTTAAAACTGTACCACAAACATCAAGTGTTAGCATCTGGAACTTCTACCCTGACCCTGACGCTAACAACATGGATGAAGCAGAGTACGTTGTTGAGAGACACAAGATGTCTAGATCTCAAATGCGTAACTTAAAGAAAAGACCTTTCTTCAGATCAAACGCTATTGATACAGCTATCGGCATGGGAGAGTCCTACTCAAAAGAGTGGTGGGAACAAGTCATGGAAGAAGCTGATCAAGAAACAAAAGCTGAGAGATACTCAGTACTAGAGTTCTGGGGGTATGTTGACACAGAGCTTTTAAAAGAATACGAAATAGAGATCCCTAAAGAATTAAAAAACCAAGATCAGGTTTCCGTAAACATATGGGTTTGTAACGGACAAGTGTTACGTCTTGTAATGAACCCATTTACTCCTTCTATTTTACCATACTACGCAGTTCCTTTTGAGGTAAACCCTTACTCATTCTTTGGGGTAGGTATTGCAGAGAACATGGATGATACACAAAATCTTATGAACGGATTTATGAGGATGTCAGTAGATAACGCAGCATTGTCTGGTAATCTACTCATAGAGGTAGACGAGACTAATCTCGTCCCAGGGCAAGACCTCTCTGTGTATCCAGGCAAAGTGTTTCGGAGACAGGGAGGGGCACCTGGTCAAGCTATCTTTGGAACCAAGTTCCCCAACGTAAGTAACGAGAACATGCAAATGTTTGATAAGGCAAGGGTACTAGCAGATGAATCAACTGGCTTTCCATCTTTCGCACATGGTCAGACAGGCGTACAGGGTGTGGGCCGTACTGCTTCTGGTATTTCCATGCTCATGTCTGCTGCCAACGGTAGCATACGGAATGTAGTAAAGAACATAGATGATTATCTTCTTGGCCCTATAGGTAGGGCTTTCTTTCATTTTAATATGCAGTTTGATTATGATGATAACATAAAGGGTGACTTGTCTGTAAAGGCTGAAGGAACTGAAAGCTTGATGGCTAACGAGGTTCGTAGTCAAAGACTTATGCAATTTCTTGGTGTTGTACAGAATCCAGTGCTTGCACCTTTCGCAAAAATGGATTATATTATCAGAGAGATTGCTAAGTCTATGGATCTTGATCCTGACAAACTTACAAACTCTATGGGTGACGCAGCTATACAGGCTGAGATCCTCAAGAAATTCCAAGCAGATAATCCACAACCCCAAGTAGATCCTAACGCCCCACAACAGCAGCAGCAGCAGGGTGCTCCTCAACAGGGAGAACAACGTCCTCCTGCAGGTGCTCAAGTACAAGATACTCAGGGATCAGGTGGTGGTCAAGTAGGTACAGGAACAGCCCCACTACCAGGAGAGCAAGGGTTCACTGGTAACACAGGCTAAAGGATAGCAATGAGCATTAAACTTCTCGTAAATGATAAGAAGATATGGGATTCGTTTAACGAACTTATAGATCAAAAACTAAAATTTGTTCACGCACAACTAGAACAAACAATGAAGCCTGAAGACTTATACAGGCTACAGGGTGAAGCAAGAGCATTTCGTAGATTAAAACTTTTGAG